TCGTAAAATTTACCTTCGATAAAAGGAAAGTCGTTATTAACAACTTTAGTAATAACACCTTCATAGGTAATACCACTTTGGACAATTCTTACAGAGTCCATTTCTCTTAAATAGTTTATATTATTCATACACATTTCTCCTCGAACCTTAGTTCAACTAATTGATTTATAAAACCCTCTCTACTGATATCTTCAGGCATCATATGAGTTCCAAACTCATCTTGGATTGCAAAAATAACATTCCAAATGTCATCTTCAGCCATGACCTTTACATCTTCAAGAAGTTCTTCCTTGATTGTTTCATTAACTACATTACTCATCTTTTCTCCGTTTTTCATTATACACATAGTATACTAAAAAGTGAGTAGCTTTGTCAAATATTTCTTAATCTATAATGGTCTTTTTCTAAGTCTTTAGTTCTATCATCGGTGATGATATTATCGGGATTTGTGGAAAACCACATTGAAATAGTGTGTCTAGAATTCCTACGAACAGGATACACACCATGTTTATGATACAGTCCTTGAAACAAGAGACCTTCTCTTGCAACTGGTTTGTGTACATAATTATCTTGGTCGGGAAAGTATGTCTCCCCACCTTTGAAATCTTCATTTAGATATAATATAAGTGTCCACTCTCTACTTGGGTGTTCCTCTATTATATCGTTTTCTAATTCAACTGTTGAGTAAGTGTCTAAGTGTGGTTCTTGCACACCACCGATTTCCCATTCATTGATTGCAGTCATTTCAGGATAGACTACTTGGTCTGAATGTTTTCTTATCTCACCTACAGATTGATATGCAATACGATTGAATATATCACGAACCCACTGAGTGTGGATGTGAATTAGGTCTATTGCACGGTAATCAGTACCGTCTCCAACACTTCTAAGATGCTTGTGTGTTTTGTGGAAGTGTATCAGATTCCTCGACTGGTTCTCCGTCAACATGTTCGGAATCTTTAACAGACTGAATTTGTTGGATGTATTTTGCGAGTGCTTGTCGTTTTTCATACTCAATTCTTTTTCTCTTTTCTTTTGGACGTGATTTCAATGCACGTTCCAATTTTATTCTACTTGCACGTTGTAAAAAAACTATACCATTTAAGTGGTCTAGTTCATGTTGAGCGCATCTTGCACCGATACCGTCCAACATTGTTGAATGTTCATTTCCTTCTGCATCTTGATATTTTAACTCACACACTCGTGGTCTTTTTATCATTAAATATATATCAGGAAATGAGAGACAACCTTCTTTCATTAAATCTGTTTCTTGCGATACTTTAGTAATCTCAGGATTAAAAAATGCTTGTATTCCGTCTTGTGTTCTCATTACAAACACTTTTGCATCTAATCCAACTTGATTTGCAGATAGTCCGATACCACCAAACTTCTCCATAGACTCTGCAAGTTTTTCTTCTATCTCTTTTGCATCCGTTCTATTTTCGAAATCAAAAGGTTGTGGTGGGGTTCTTAGAACCTTACTTGCTTCTTCAACTAATTCATACATTATTTCATTATTCCCGTATATGTGACTTTGAGACTAAACTGTTTAAGTTTACCACCACTACTAGAACGGCAAGTCATACCTAATTTTACTTTCTCACTTCCACTTTTTAATACTATTATCCAATCTTGTTTTGTTTTACCAGTTTCAGCTTTTACAAAATCTACTTGTGGTAAAAATACACCAAGTTCATTCCTATCAGTGACTTCTGAATATTCTGTTCCTACTGCTTTTATTACTATTGTAGGAACATCAGGTGCTTCTCTTAGGATTGCATCTTTAATGTATTTTAAACTTTCTTTTTTGTTTTTGTTAAATCTAGCAATTAACCCTTGTCGAACTAATTCTAAGTATTCATTATATAGTGTGTCGTGGTCACGTTTTGATAATTTATCGATTGCCTTTATAGTTTCTTTCTTATCTTTATGTCTTCCACCAGTTCCACCATCAAAATTATCTAATGCAGGCATACCCTTAACTTTTGTATATACCTGATTGTATATTTGTTTTCTTAATGCATCATTTCCTTTTGTATCATTGAAATCTGCACCACCCCTTTTGTTTTTAAATACAGTTCTATGATATGTGTTTAGTTGTGGTTCTGAAGTTTTCTTACCACCTGCTTTCAAACTTACACCTATCATTTTACCATCTGTATACTCAATAAACATATCGCCTGGATGTCCTTTAGGAACACCAGTTGGTTTTGTTCTATATCCCCAATAAACATTTTTGATTGATTTATCTTTATGTTGGTCGTTTAAAAATTTTAGAATACCAATAGCATTATCCATCTTATCTGTAAATTTAGATGAAGTGTCTGCTTTGTTTATTGTTTCTTGTGCAGCCTTTAAATCTCCTGAACCAATACAAGTTAATGAACTTAAATCTACTTCTAAAAGTTTTTTCATAAAATTTTCAGGAGTAGTAGGACTTAGATTTTTTTCAAATGCAATACAAGGAAATAACTCTGTAATACTAGAGTTTAAAGTTGTTTCTCCCATTCCACCTGATTTGGGTTTTACATTGATTCTGAATTTTCTACCATCAAACTCCCCTTGAATTGGGTCAACCGATGAACTTGTGGAAATAAGTTCTGCTTCAATACCAGCATTTTTCAACCTTCTTAAAATTTCGTCTCTATCGGTATCTCTATCGGTGGATGATACTTTAATTTGAACTGTTGCCCTTTCGGATTTATCAACCTGAGATACTTCGAATCCACTTAGAACATCTACTGGTAAATCGATATCTTCTGATAATATAGGTTTATTATAAGTAGATAATTCCAACTTATCGAGTTTTGGATTAATGTGTTCCGAAAATGATTTCATACTACTATTTATATTATTCTGCGATTCTCGAGAAGTTCTTATGTTTTTCAAACCTAATTACATTTTCAAACTTGTCATATAATACATCACCTTTATGAGAAATGATAAATGCATTTGTCTTTTCCGTTAGGGTGTTTAGTAGTTTTAGGAAGTCATCCGTTCCGTTAGTATCAAGTGAAGAGTCGAACACTTCGTCTAATATCAATAGATTTGTGTTTACACTGTTTTTCATACGTGCAACTGCTCTCCATGTAAACAACAATGATAAATCTATTCTCATTTTTTCACCTTGTGAGAAGTTATCGTATTTGAATACGTCTCTAAATCTTGATTTGATTGTTTCTTCGAATGATTCATTTAATTCAAAACCAACATAGAACTCAAGTTGTGCAAGATACTTATTAATCAGTTTGTTCATTATAGGGACATACTGTTTGATTATCTTCTCTTTTACACCTTGGTCTCTTAGAAGGGTTGTGGCGATGTCGTAGTAGTGTCCTTGGTCAACTTGTGATTCTTTCTTCTTATGTAAGATTTCTAGTTTATCCTCAGTTTCACTTAAGTGTTCATGTGCATCAGAACTACCACTTTGTTCTTTTTCTAACTCTTTTATTTCACTTTGTATTTTCTTTATAAACTTTTGGTTAGACAATATTTCTGTTTGAATAATACCAATTTCCTTCTGTACCTTTTCAATTTCGTCCTGTACCTTGTTTATTTCTTCAATTCTATCTCTGACTTCTTGGATGAGGTCATCAATCTTTGTGATTGCATCTTTGACCTCTTCGACTTTTGCAGTTTTTTCTTCAATATGTTTCTTCTTGTGTTCATCGTCTAAACCTTGTTTACAGGTGGGACAATCATCGTTGTTCTTATAGAACTCAATGTCTGCAAGTGCTTTCTTTCTAGACTCTTGTAATCGTTTCTCCACATCAATAGCTTGTTTGAGTCTATCCTTTTGAGGGTCTTTATCCTTGATGGTGGATTTTTTCTCCACCACATCTTTCGTCTTTTCATCTACTTTCTCCAGTAAGTTGTCGATATTGTTTTCAGTTTCTTCAACAGTAGATTCATATTGTGAGATTTTTTTCTCACGATTTTCACGAAGTGCATTAAGTTGTTCATTTAAACCATTGATACGTTCTTCCATGAGTTCTATCTCATGATTTGTTTCTTTAATTTCAATATTATGTTCTGATACCTTCTTACGAAGTATATCTCTCATAGTTGAAAATATAGAAATGTCTAGTAGGTCTTCTACAAGTTTACGTCTTTCTACGGCACGTAATTGCATGAAAGGTGTAAAGTTCGCAGAACCCAAAATTGCGACTTGAGTAAAAGAACGATAACTCATTTTGAGTACATTCTTTTCTAAGTGTTCTTGATAATCCTTGACGGTTGCATCTTGATTTACCATTATATCATTGACATAAAGTTCAAATTTATTTGGTTTTGCACCACGGATTACTTTATATTCCTTTTTACCAATAGAGAATTCGACTTCTACTACAAGTCCTTTTTCATTGATACTATTGATTAATAGGTCTTTCTTTAGATTACGGAATCCTTTTCCATATAATCCAAAACATAAAGCGTCAAGTAAAGTAGATTTACCTGCACCATTCTCTCCCAAAACTAAAGTTGTTTGGTGAGAGTTCAATTCTATTTCAGTAAAGTTATTACCCGATGAAAGTAGATTCTTCCATCTTACCTTTTTAAAATTTATCATAGATAATTATGTTCGTCCAATGCTTCATTATACAGGGTAGTCATCAATTCGTTAAGAGGTTTTTTCTTACCTTGTATATCTAACCCATCCACATACTTGGATAGAATTGTAAGTGTATCTTCAATGTCTTCTATATCATCGTCATCGAAAAAGTCCATGTGTTTGTTATCATCTACTACAGAAACGTGTAAAGGATTTTGTGCATGGACTTTATCAAGGAACGTATCAAACCAGTAAGGATTGTCTTTATTGACTACAACTATTTTTACAAACTTTCCTTGTAGGTTTGAATAATCTGCATTTGATATAGTTTCAAATGTTTCTTTAGTATCATCATAGAATGACTTTTCAAACATTGTAAGTGGATTTAAAATTGGTGTCATTGATTGGTCTTCTGTATCAAAAATATGAAAATATTTTGGGTCATTATAATCTGACCACGTAAATTGCATTTGTGAACCAACATACTTAATGTTTTTTACTTCTGACTTTTGGTGGAAGTGTCCACTATACACTTTATCAAATCTTTTTAAATATGAGTGGTCAAGACCATGTTGACATGTCATGCCTGGGTGGACTAATGCACCCTCAATCTCAAAGTGACCCATACAAACTGATGCAGGTGCAGACATAAGATACTCTATTGAGTCTGCATAATTTTCAGGATTAATCCATGGGACTAATGCAATATTGAAACCATCATATTCTCTAGTTTCACATTCTACTATAACATCAACATTTGGTTGATTGTATAATAATAACTCAGGTGCATTTACATCATTTGTATTCTTATAATAGGTGTCATGATTACCAAGAATTAAATCCATGGTAATACCACGTTCATTCATGGGTTCTATAAAATGTTTTATGTTTTCTTTCATAGATGCAAAGTTAATATACTTTCTTCTATCAAAGTAATCACCCATATGAATTATCTTTTTGATATTATGTTCATCTAAGTATGGGAAGAACACTTCGTTATAGAAACGTCCTTGGTAGTCTAACATTGCTTGCATGTCACCACGAACACCACAATGCGTATCATTTAGTACAGCGATTTTCATTCAGTAAAGTTTTCTAAGTTAGTTTTTTTGGGTTTTGCCTTTTTTGATTTTCTTGGTTCGTATTCTACACGAGTCATATTCTCCTGCATCCACTCAACATTTGTATTGATTAAACTTGGGTCATGTTGACCGTCAATAGTATCGAATGCATCCATAGTAATATTAGTTGCATCGATAGCCTGTTGTTTGATATAAACTTGTTTCTTTTCCTTCTGAATTCTTCTTAAGAAGGCATAATAACATATCTGAGTGATATATGCGAATGCATTGTTTGATTTTTCTACGTTAAAGTTTCCTATGTATTGTATGCAGTTCTCAATTGCATCACAAATCATTTCGTCTCTATAAGTATAGTTTATGAAATTAGGTCTTGTAGATAGTCGAGTTGCAATCTTATAGATACACTCACCTATGTACTCTGACATTTTTGGAGGAGTTTTTCCATTTGCCTTCGCCTCATTTATTTGATTGACATACTCTGCGACTGCGTTGGTAAAGTCCTTGTTGTTAACGTAGTGTTCGTTTTGTTTTTTTGTAGTCATGTATCCATTATACACAAAAAACGTGATATTGTAAGAGGTTTTTTAGTATTTATTAAATGATAATTTTTGAAACTTTTTTCAAAAAACCCCTTGTGAGAATTAAAAAGTCGTGATATGATTTATATGACCCAGCGGGGATATACTATAATAAAGAGATTACCTAGGTAAGTATGCACCTGAAACAACTTCACCGTCTCGTAAAAATGCACGTGTTCCCATTCTATCTTTTTCACCGATTGTGATATAAAAGAAAGTAATTACAATCATTGTATATACTATATAGGTCTTCATTTAGTGACCCACAAATTGATTGATTATGAAGAATGAAAGTATCATAAATCCGAAAACACAAACTTGTATTACAGATGCGACTGCGACTTGTTTCATAGGATGAACGTCATGTAATTTCTCGACCCATGATTCTGATGGAGATAAATTAACTACTTGTAATGCTTTCTTTTCTAGACTCATCTATTTCCTTTTTTCTCATCTGCATTGCAGTATTGTAATCTTCTACACTGTAGATGTATGCACGAATATCATTCATGGGTGCATACGATAGATACAACCAACTAATAAATATTCCGAAAACAATTAAACCGATTATTTCCATTTTTTCCTTATGCTATTGGAGAAACTGCAACAACACAAAATACAAAAGTTAACACGAGAGTTGTGATTTCTACAAACTCCTTAAAGTTATCGATTGTAATCTCTTCTGCCTTTTCCTTTATACTGTTAACTAATTCAGTCATTTTCTTATTATAAACTCCATTAATATATAATTATAAGATATGCGTATGTTATACGCACTTATTTAGTAAAAAGAAAATCCTAATGAATGGTTTTATCGGGTGGGATTTCAAAATCCTCTTCTTCGTAATATTCTTCCTCACTCACTCTACTCATCATATCTGAAATAGTTTGTTCTACCAATCCTCTAATGTTAGATTTATTAGTTAAAGGTATCTTACCTTCTTCAACCATGGTTTGCCATTTAGAAGATGCTTCATCATAAAAGGGAATGAACTGTTCGTTCATATTACTACGGTGTAAAATTTGTTCTATAGAAATTAGAACAGAGGGGTCTTTAGATAATGGTGCATAGGGGTAGAAAGTTGCAAGTGTATTTTTCTTAGTGATTGCACTCAATTGACATATCATAGGTAAAACTATTTCAATACCATTTCCTGTATCTCTAGTCATACCACAAATTTCAGTTCCTGTTTTAAGTTTGAGAACTTCGTATTTGTTTGGTACTAAATCTTTTGGTGTTGCCATTATTTTAGGTCAAATTGTTTTATGTTATACGAAAAACCTTCTTCGTTATAAGTATTTATTCTTTCTTTCAGGTGATTCAACGTATAATTATTGCATTGTAAGTCGTCTGCAATATCAAACAATCTCATAGAATCCTTCCCTTCTGTTTTACGTAGACCTCTACCTATAGATTGTAGATTACGTATTCTTGATTTAGAAGGACTTGCAAAAATGACATTATCAATCTTTTTAATATTTACACCAGTAGAGAATGTACCATATGATGCAAGGATTACATTGTCTTCTGCCTTCTCAACAATCTCTCTGACCTTTTCTCTGTCTTCAGTGTCTGTACCACCATAAACATAATGTAATTGTTTGGGTATTCTAGAGAACATCTTATTATGTAATACAACTCCATGTTTTTCTACATACTGAAACAATACAAGTGTATTACCTTTTAGAGAATATGTAAGATTACATATAAATTCATTTCTACTATCATTCGACACCAAGTAATCCATTTCATCTTGGTATGTCATTTTCTTCTGTTTAGTATGACGAAGTATGATACAATCAATTTCCAAATTTGCAATAGTACCATCATCCATAAGTTCCTTTGAAGTGATTACTTTCTTGACTGGGCCGAACAATCCTTCAAGTTGTAGTCTATGAACTTCAGTTCCGTCTAGTGTTCCAGTGGTTCCGATACGTATTGCAGTATTCTTCATTTTCTCAAGAATACCTTTTAGTGTTTGTGCTTTGAAGAGATGTGCTTCGTCTCCTATTACTACGTCAAATCCTTGTAAGACCTCTTTAGGTGCTTTACTAAAACTCTGCCATGTCGATATCGTAATGTTAGCAGGAAATACAGGTTGACCACTATAAATTTTACAAATTTCTTCATTATATCCATATTCTTCAAAATCCTTCGCCATCTGTTCTACAAGTGAAGTAGTTGGGACGATAATAATAGTTTTACAATTAGGTAGAGACATTTCACCTTCAAACCATCTACACAACATGTAGATAATTAAAGACTTACCACTTGCAGTAGGAGACAATAAAAGTTGTCTTCCATATTGCACTGCAGTTTTAAATGCATCTATCTGATAATCACGTGGTTGAAAAGGAAGTCCTAGGCCTGGAACTAAGTCGTCACCATTGATAAAGTAATCTACATCCTCATCAGTGATTCTTTGTTTATCTCCAAGAACATCATTTACACCCTCAAAGTTATATCCTCTTTCTCTACAAAACTCATCTACATATGGAAGTAATCCTATGTATATCTTATTTGTTTTTATTGAAAAGAGTCTTACCTTTCCATCCCAAAATTTATTTTTATAAGAAGGCATAAACTTTGCGCCTGGAACTGTAAAAGAAAAGAAATCAAACAAGTCTCTTGCAAGTCCCTTATCACAATGGACTTTCATAAAGACTTCGTCTATTTTAGAAACTCTTACTGTATCAGACATATGGTCTTCCTACACACCAACCTACTAGAGATATACGAGTTCCTCTTAACACTGGGGTCACTTGGTGATATAGGAATGATGGGAATATAATCATACTCCCTTTTGATTTTGAAGAGAACGGAACTGTTCTCACTGCATTATGTAAATCAACTTGTAAACTAGAATCCAATCTATTAAACTCACCTTGTGGTTCTAACCACTGGAAATGACCACCCTCATATTCATCAGGGTCTGTTAATTGAATTGTAAAACTTAATTTTCGGTGCATTCCATTATCGTATAATGTATCACCTGCATCAGTGTGCCAAGTGTAAAAGTCACCTTTTGTTTCTGTTGATTCTCGATAGATAGTGTATTGTAGATTTTCTATATAATCATATTGGTGTTCCCAACCACTCACTTCTTTCGCTTGTCTTAGACCTTCATGGATTTTACCCATCATATCAAATTCTAGACTAGAATCATTTTTAAACCATTTTACAGTTGAACGTCTAATAGAATCATTTATATTGAAATTAGAATCATCTGCATCAACATCATTTCTATTATCTCCAACTCTACCCTCATCTACTGGTAGTGTGTTTGCATACTTATGTATTTTTTGCACTTCATCTGCAGTGAAAAAGTTTGGAATTTCACAAAGGTAATTTCTTAAAATCATTATTGACCTGCCATAAATTTTCTCCAATCAATGGTATTTTTGATTGTTTGGTGTCTCCATGTAATATTTTGCATACACTCTTTTAGAAAATCTATTGTGACTTTTAGATACTCAATCTTTGCTTTTGCTTTTTGTAAGTCTTCATCTGAATTAAAAAACAATTGCATATCGTTTTTCATAATCTTAAGACCATCAAAAGGGTCATCACTCCATCCAAGTTCTTTTATTCTATCTTCATCCATTTTACCATTAAACCATAACCATTTATCTTTAAGTAAAGTGTTATATTTAAATTCATGTTGTTTCAATAGAAGTATCTTACTTGTAAGTAAGTCTTGATATTTTGCATGTAGTTTTGGAACTTCAAGAGAAGATTTATCTAATTCGATATCATCGATTATACAATCTTTTTCCCATAGTTCTTTGATTTCATCTAAAGTCATAATATACTATTATACCACTAAAAGTGTGTTCTAACTAGTGGTATTTATATCAAAATAAGTGAATCTAAATTCTGCAGTACAAGTCACGGTCTCTGATTCAGAACCCGATTTTAATTCTATTTCTCCTAATCCAACTGGAAAACAATCATAGAATCTGAAGAATTTATTTGGTAAGTTTTTATTAGTGTTTGTCACCAATGTGATTTGAGAGTATTGTATTAAATCGTCATTAATATTAGATAACTCACCAGTTGTAAGTGTATCAGTGTTCACGTAGTCTTTATAGTCTGTAGAATCAGATATTGGGACAATTGCGTTCATCCAATCATACATTTCTTTATAGTTTTCTAAGTCTTCGTCAACTAAAAACGTGACACTTAGATTACTAAAAGTGACTTTGTCGCCTGGAAAGTATGCATCAATACCTACCCTAGTGGGCATCATTGATTCTAAGAATACCATCGAAGGTATATTTACAGATTGTACGTAATACTCAACAGTAGGAACTTTATCTATTAATAATCTAAAGTTATTGTTGTTAAGTAAAGACTTGTTAATTTCAGTCATTTAATTTCATTACTCTCTTGTTTGTTGAAGTATCCATATAGTCATTACCTCTATATTCTCTTGTGACTGTTTCTTCACAAAGATAACCGTCTTTTTCATATAGTGTAGTAATCTTTCTATGGATAATACCTTCTATCGTTTCTTCACCGTTTGGAAATGCTTTATCTGACCAAGGGCCTTCTAAAACTTTTACTGTTTTTTCATAATCTGTCATAGTTATTCCTTCTAAAGGGGGTGAATAATTCCACCCCACAATACTATTTAT